AAGAACGGAAGCAAGTCAGCCCCGGCACGACCGAAAAGGGCTGTAGCGGCAGCCGTGCGACGGGCGGGATCTTCGATCGAGTTCAGCGACTCGCCGATGCGGAGGTACTGTTCCTCTGGCGAAAGTGCCTGCAACTCTTCCGCCGTCACGCCGATCTCGGCAAGCGCCTTCTGCGCGGCCTTGCTTTCCTCGTCAACACCGAGCACCGACTTCTGAAGTCGCCCGAACGCGGCGCTCACCGCGTCGATGCTCGTGCCGCTGCGGTTCGCTGCCTCTTCAAGCGTCTGAATGAACTCAAACGACACGCCGAGCTTGTCGGCGGTGTTGCCTAGTTTCTCGACTCGATCCTCCAGAGCGGTGAGCCCCTGAACGACTGCCGCGGCACCAGCCCCAAACGCAGCCACGCCAGCGACCGCGGCGGTGAACGGATTGATGAGCCCCGCAACCGACGCACCGATGCTGGTGATCCCCTGCGACAGCCCGCCGCCGAACACGCGGGCCAGCCCCTCGCCGGCAGATGACAGCCCCGAGAGCCTGCCCGCCACGTTGCCAATCGGGCCGGGCAAGGCAGACAGCACACCGCTGAGTTCGTTGAACTTGAGAGTGCCGCCGTCGCCGGCCTTGTCCGACGCTGCCGCGTACTTGTTTGCCTCGACGGTCGCCTTGGCAAACGATTCAGCCGAACGCTGCACGGCCAGGCCGTACTGTGTCTCATCGAGCAACCCGGCATCGCGGAGCCTGTTCAGTTCCGCAATCGACTGCTCGTATGCCTTGGTGGCCCGCTGCTCCTTCGTCAGGTTGGCTTCGACAATCTGAGCCGCCCGCCCGAGGTCGCTGGCAGCATCGTTCGCCGCCATCTGCAACTGCTCGAGCGACCGGGCGTAGTCTTGCGGGCTCGTCAGCCCGGCCTTGAGGCTCTCGGTCAATGCCCGCAGGCGAACCTCGAACTTTTCCTGTTGCGCCGCCGCAGCCGCAGACTCGCTGCCAAACTTCTTGAATACCGCCGTGACGCTGGCTGCTTCCTTGTCCAGTTGATTCAACGCCTTCTCAACAGGCGACAGGCTCTGCCGAACGCCGGTCGCGTCCGCAGAAATCTTCATCGCCAGTGAGAGCACGTTCGCCATTAGCCGAGTCCAAGTTGTTTTGCCAAATCCAAAATCACGTCGCGAGCCTGCACCTCGTGCTGTGGGGCTTCTTCGATTGGGTTGAAGTCGCTCGCTTTCGGTGCCTTGCCCTTCTCGCTGTACGGTGCCAGGATCGCCGAGACCGTCAGGCCCGTTTCAAGCCAACTGTCAGGGATCGCGTGGTAGTACCGCGTGAAAGCCATCCACTCGCCAAGCTCGCGCGACGACATTCGCCGCTCGATCTCGCCTACCGTCATGCCAAGATGCCCCGCCAGACGAAACAAAAACCGTCGCGTCGGGCGGATGTTCAGTTTTTTGCCAGTTCCTCCACGTCGCTTTCGCTCATCGCGTTGTGCTTCATCGCCTTGTCGAAGAGCCGCGACACGACCTTCGCGCTCTTGCTCGCCAGTTCTTCCACCTTCTCGTCACGGAACAGCCGCTCGCCGGTCTCGGGATGGCAGAGGCAGCGGGCGAGGAACTTCGTGCGGAAGTTGTCGATGCCCGTCTCCTTCTTGCCGATCCATTCCCGCTCGTAAGCGTCACGCTCGCCAACGGTCATCACGCGGATGCCGAGGGTCATTCCGCCCCACTCCTTGACGGTCACCTTCAGGATGCCGAGGTCTTCGGCGGCGAGGATCTGAGCTGCGAGTTCTTCAACGGTCAGTGCCATGTCTACTCCTTGACGATGCGAAAAGTGCCTTTGAATCGGTACACGTCCTGTACCTTCCCCGCAATGTCAAGCGTCTGGCAGATCGCTTTCGTGGTCAGCGTCAGCCCGCCACCCGAGAACGACAGCAAACCCTTGCGTCCGTACTCGCCCAGGCCGAGAGCGACGCCGGACTGAGCGGTAGAAAAGCTCGACAACTCGACGGTGCCCATGTCGAGCGACCATGCACCGGATGCTGCGGCGGAAGAGCCTCGGGCCAGCGGCAGAGAGCCGCCGGCCACGACGCGGAACTCTGAGACTTCGCCGATAGCCGTGCCGCGCCACGCCACCGATACGCCCGTGCAAGGAGCAGCCATGACGGTCCTCCGTCAGGGCGACTACACGCGGGCGATACGGATCGTCGCCTGACCCCGGATCGCGTCGTTCGTCGCCAGCGTCAGCGTGCTGGAGTTGACCGTGTAGGGCACGCCAGACAGGAGCGACGTGCCGCCCGTGCTGATCGTGCAAGTGCCGGTCGAAGCGTCGGCGATGATGCTCTTGCCGAGGTAGTTGAACTGCACGCTGCGGCCCGTGTCGGTCGTGCTGCCCTGAAGCGGACGGTCCTGCGTCAGGATGGACGAACCCGTAGTGAGCCCAAGGTGCGAAACGTCGATCTTTTCCTGGTCGGCGGTCGGGTCGTTATACGTGATGACGATGTTCGTGATCGTGTAGTTCGTGCTGCCGAGCTTGAGGCTCGTGCCGACGCCATCATGAGGGGTATCAGCCATGATCTACGATTCTCCTACGTTTCGACCCACATCACGGAATACGTTTGTGTCACGCTGTAGACCGGCGGCATCTCGCCGCCCGCCAACTGAATGAAGCCATCCGCCTCGTTGGTCAGGCTGACGTTCTTCACTACGACCGATTCTGCCTCCCCAGTGCCGAAGCCATCCAGAACCAGGCGGCACTTGTCGGCGAGGTCTCTTACTGCCTCATACGTGGTCGCGTAGCAGTCGACCGCCAGGATCACCGTGGGAGTGCCCATCGGCCCGGCGAGCGTGTGTTCTCGCTGGACTCCCGACCGCCGCCATGTCACGAACGGCAGATCCGCCGTCGCCGGGGCGATGACCGGATAGACCCGCGTGCCCACAATCGCTGCCACGTCGGCATCGGCGATGAGGGCAGACCGGCAGACTTGCTCGGGGCTTTTGAGCGGCATGGGCCACTATGCCACGCCCGCCGGCAGGGCTTGCAGCCTAGGCTGGGCCGAGGGTGTCGGTGCCAGTGACCGAGCCTTCGTTGCGGAACCGCAACGCCGCCCACGCCTGCCCGAGCGTCAGCGACAGTTCCCGCTGGAGGTACTCGGCTACCTGGGCTTGGGTCTGATCCCACGCAGTCTGCACGGGAGGGCGACCGGACTCGCCGCCGACCGGCATGGCAGGGATGACGATGGGCTGGCTCGATTTCCTGAAAAAGGCTTTGGGGTACGCGGGGTCGGTCTGCACGCGACCGTCGCCTCCAACACCGCCCAGAATCTTGAACGGCCCCAGCCGGTTGAAGCTCGAAGCAATGTAGGTTGGCTTGAGTTCGTCAACGTCGTGCAAGACGCCACGGCCTCGGACGGTCTCCGTGATTACCTTCCCGTTCCGCTTTCGCGTCCGAATGAACGGCTTGGTAGGGCTTCGGCGTTCGTATGACCTCGCCTTGGCCTGGGTGATCCGACGTTCCTTCGTCCCAAATTCCAGCCACCATTGGTGAAACGCCCGGTCTGGCCCAGCCAGCACAGTTCCGCCCGCTGCACTGCTCGCGCCGCCAACCCCCGCCCGGTTGTATCCAATCAGCCCGACCGCGACGCCGCTCTGCTTGTACTTCACGATCTTGTAGTTCACCGCCCGCTTGAGGTTGCCGGTCGGCCCGACAGGCGTCACCTCTCGCAGCCGCAGATACGCGGGCCAGATCGCCTTCTCAATCGCCTCGCCCAGCACTTCGGCGGCTTCTGCCCTGGGGAAGAACGCCCGAATGTTGTCGCGGAGCGACCGCAGTTCGTCGGTGTTGATGTTGAGTTGGATGCCCGCGACAGCCATCACACCGTCTCCTGGCAGAGCAGTTCATGCTCGCTGCGGTTCTCCCGCTCGAGGATGGAGATGATCTCGAACGTGCGGCCACGCCACGAAATCCGCATCCGCTGCGTCAGACCGGCGAGATACCGCATCCGCACGCGGTGCGAAATCTCGGTCTGCTGCTGACCCGCCAGCAGGAACTCACGAGCCGTCACCCCCTGCACGCTGGCCCACACTTCGGCGAACGTCTGATCGTAGACGGGCACCATCTCGCCCATCGCGTTTTTCGTCTCGCGGTAGGCCAGCACGGTGATCCGCTCGCGGAGGTCGCCCGCCTTCATCAGACGATGCTCCCCTCGCCGACGATGACGATCTTGTACGTGGCCCCTACCGTCGAGGCGACGAACAGGCTGGATGCCGTCGTGCCTGCCGCCGTCGGGTTCGTAGCGAGCAGCACGCCCCCAGGCGGCACGCTGCCCGAATACGCCCCGGTCACGGTCAGCGTGTTGCTGGCGTGGGTGTTCTCGATGAACAGCACCTTCGCCGCCGTGAAGACAATCGTCACGCTCGCCCCGTCGCGGGTGTCAGCCAGCGACGAAAGCTGAAACGTGTCGGTGCCTGCCGACGTGCGAGCGTCGCTGTAGATCACCTGCGCCTGATTCGCCGCCGTGCCGTCGGTCAAGGCGAGGAAATAATCAGCCTTCGTGACGCGTGTGTTCTTCGCGATGTCGGCGGTGTCGGTCTCGATCCCGACGATGCGGCAGAGGATCTCGGCTGACAGGCTCACGTGTAGCTCCCCCACGACACGGTGTCGAGCAGCCGCATCGCGGCGACCGGCATCGACCCGTCGCCCCGCTTCTCGTAGAGTTCGTGGACGCACATGAGCAGAGCTGACTTCACCCGCTGCGGCACGCTGGCGGCGTCACCGTAGCCAGCCCACCACGTCACCGTAACGGAGTTCTGGTCGAGCAGGTGCGAGGGCCACGAGCCGCCGTAGAGGTTGCGGATCACACCCGGCGTCGAGTCGCGGTCAACCCGGTAGCTCGACGCCGAGAGGGTCGCGGTGCCGCCCGCGTCGCCCGTGACGTAGGTGATCGTCACAGCGGTCGCGGTGCCCGAGGCGATCATCGGCGGGCGGGGAAGATCGATCTCGGGCGGGAACGCATCGAGCTTCATCACGAGCTGCTGCGTCACCAACGCCCGGTCGATGTAGTCCTCGACCCACTCTCGCGCCGTCGTGATGTAGCCCTGGATCAGCGCATCGTCTGCCGACGTATCGACGCGGCAGTGGGCCTTCGCCTCTGCGAGCGTCACCGGCTCCACCACCGGGGCGGTCGTTCGCTTGAGGCTGCGGTAGCGTTTCATCCCTTGCGTCGCCTCCTGGGCGTGATGTCTGCCGACTCAGCGACCGGCTCCACGCTCGCCGTCTCAATCAAGGTCTGCTGGTTGTCCCGAACCTCGGTCGCGTATTCCCACGCGATGAGGCTCTGAGCCTGCCGCTCGGGAAGGTCGATCACCTCGCCGGGCTTGTAGGCACCGTGTGCCCGTGCCATCCGTATTTTCATTCGTCACCCACCTTCCATGCAGCCTTCGGAGGCTTCCGCGTCTCCTGCCATTCGTTGCAATACTGAAACACGGGCTGCCCGAGTTCTTGGCTGGGCCACGTAATCACGTACTCGCCGTGCCCGATGCAGACGCGGGGCGTGATGTAGAGGCGGTTGCCGCACGCCTTGAAAGCCTTCCAGAAAGAAATGTCAGAGTCGATTCTTCCGTCGCCCCAACCGCCCTGCGGATCGGGCTTCTCATGGAACCAAGGCTTCGCCATCCGCCGCAGGGCAGCGGTCGAGATGATCGTGCAACCGAAGTGCGCCGTGTCCACCTGTTGAACCGGGGCACCGAACCACTCGCGCGGCACCTGCGTCACGCCGCCAGCGGGCGGATTGTCGAGCGTGTCGAGCAGCGTGAGCATCGGGCGACCGTCCTCCCGCTTCGTCTGGAGCGGAGCCAAGGCGTCGCACTGAAACGTCATGGCGAGGGCGAAAAGATGCTCGATGTTTTCTCGGGACACGAAGCTGTCCATGTCCAGCGTGATGATGTACTCGGTGGTCGGCTCGAACTTCTCGAGCATCCGCGTCAGCACTTGCGACCAGAACGCTCCCTGCCCGAGCGTCGGGCGGATGTGCAGCGGCATCATCGCCTCGATGAAGCCGAAGATGTTGATGAGCGGCCCGAAGCGTGGCCCGCTCAGGATCGCCTCGCACCGCACCTCTACCGACGAGCCGCCGACTTGCACAAGCATGAGTGACTCCAAAACAGAAAACGGCGGGGAGGCTCGCGCCTTCCCCGCCGCTCACTGTGCCTGTCGTGTCAAGCGACTTAGCTGACAGCCTGGGTGTTCACGCCCTTGTCAGCAGCCGAAATCGGGCCAGCCTCGCCCTTGCTCAGACGGCAGGTCGTGATGACGCCGCACGTCGAAGCCGGGGTTGCGTACACAGTGAGGTACCGCCTCTTGCCCCGGAGGTCGATGTCGAAGCGATGGGCGTAGCCGACGCCAGCGGTAGCCGTCGAACCGGCAGCGACCGTGAAATCGGTGCCAGATACAAGGCCGCTGATGTTGGTCTGGCCCGAGCCAGCCGTGTCGCTCTGGGCAACCCGCAGCACATTCGCGGCGGTCGTAGGACCGGTCGCGGATGTGAAGGGGCTGAACAGAACGTCGATGGACGCATGCTCGAAGCCAATCGTGTCGATCTCAACCGAATGAGTCGCGTTCAGGGCCACCGAAACCTCGGCCTTGCTGACGCTCTTCGTCGCAGCTACATGATTCATGGGATCAAAAGTCTCCTAGGAAGGTGTCAGAATCAGCCGAACCGGAGGGCAACAATCGGGCCAGCCTTGGTCGTGCTGCCGATGTCGTTCACAACCATCGCGTTCCGCGTAGTGGCGAAGGTGAGGGTCTGGTCGAACTCGATGTACCGCTCGGAAGCGGTCTTGATCGAGATGGCTCGACGCTCGCCGAAGATAGCCGCCTGCGACAGGTCGCCGAACAGGCACGCCACCTGACCCGTCGTGCCCGTGAGGGCCGAGGTCAGAGGCTGCACGAGGGTGACCGGGTAACCAAGGAACGTCTCGCCGAAGCCGCTGGCGACGTTGTCGCTGGAGTTGCCGCCAGCCCCCGACGCACCACCGGGGAGCATGGCGAGCCGCAGCATCGCCGAGCCCCAGCCAGCCGGGGAGATGTACCACCGGGCGTTCCGGTTGCGAGCGTAGAGCGGCAGCCGGGCGAGCAGATCGGTGAAGTTCTTCATCGTCAGATCGCCGAAGGTCGTGTTGCTCGTGGCAGTCACGACCGACGCCGAATAGGCCGACTGAAGGATCTTCGTCGCCACGCCCGTCACGCCGTGATAAACCAGCGTGCCGTCACCGATGAAGCCAGCGCTGTCGAAGGCTTCGCTGAACGCCTGGGCCGTCTCAACCGCCATCGCATCTGCAAGGTCAATCACGGAGTCTTCCAGCAGCGAGTTCGGGGTTCGGTTTGCCACGCCCCAAATCTTCGCGGTCAGTTCGACGTTGTCGAAGGTCACGTCCGAAGCCGTCACCTCGACGTTCTCGCCAACCGGGCGAGCCGTGAGTCCACCCGTCCGACGAGCGTAGACGAGCGTGTCGGAGTTCATGTTGACCCGCTTTGCCTGCTGCGGGAACACGCCGAACTCCTCGACGAGGCGGATGATCTCGGTGCTGAGTTCCGGTGCCGTAAGCACACCACCGAGCGAGTTGATGCCGCCGGCCTGCACGCGACTCTCGACGTTGTGATCCTTGCACCACCGCCGGGCTTCGGCATCGCCGAACACGTAGCCCTTGATGTGCATGCCAGCACGGTACGCCCGCTCTTCGGCATCGGGGCCACGGAACGCCTTCAGGGGGCCGTGCGACTTCGGCACGGCGTAGTGACGCTTCTCCACTTCAGGCTCCTTCGCCTCGGGGGTCTCGATCACCTTCGCGGGAGCCGACCGCTCCAGCACGGCACGCAGCTCGGCCTCCTTGGCCTGGACACGCTGCAAGAACTCGATCCGCTCGCGGAGCTTGTCGGCCTTCTGCTCCAGGCTGCGGAGCGACGCCTCTTGCTCCTCGCTCATGGGCTCGGCGGGAGCCTCACCCTTGGGGGCGTCCTCGGTCATCGCTTCCATCTCGGCGACGACAGCGGCCAGTTCGTCAAGCAGTGCCTTGATCTTGTCCACGGCGGAATCTCCTAGTGCGATTCGTGGCGACGCGGACGCATCGCCTGCCGTCGAAACTAGGGATCACAGGGGGCACCCTTGCAGCACGCAGGGCGGCAGGCAGTAAAGAACTCAGCCCGCCTTGACGCGGCGAATCTCAGCCGCCGGAATGATGTGCTTGTCGGTGTTGCCGCACCGGCAGCGGAGGTAGCGTGTCTGGTAGTCGCCAGACCGCTGACTCGATACGACCACGAACTTGCCGCTCTTGCAGAGCGGGCACTGATCGCCTGACTTAGCGGCCATGCTGCCTCAGAACGTCACGGTAGAAAGCCGCACGATTCGCGGCGTATTCGCGGGCTTCGTCGTGCCGACGCCGCTCCTTGCGGAAGTGGTCGTATGACCGCTGGGCTACCGTCACGTCGGCATCGGGATACGCGGGAAACGTGACCGGCCCAACGTCCAGCAGCGAGTCGATGCGTGTGATCGTCCGCACGCTGCGACCGTCCTCGATAGCCCACGAATCCCCGCCGCTGGGAACGGTGAAACTGAATGACGAGCCCTTGACGATGCCCGCCCGGATGTTCGAGGCGATGTCTCGCCCGTAGGTCGTGTCGGGCACCGGGAACTCATACCGCAGCCCCACCTCGTCCACCGTCATCGACAGCGTGCCTGGATAGCGGGCCAGCGGGTAGTTGGCGTCGTGGTTCCACAGTGCCCGCGTCTCCAGCGGCTTCTTGCGGCCCCGCCGCTCCGAGACGATGCCGAACGCACGCGGGTCGATCCGCTCGATGAAGTCGCCCAGGTCGAGCGAGTTCACGCCGAACTTCGCGGCGTAGCCGACGATGTATTCCCGCTCGCTGCCGTCCTCGGCACTGCGGCTCTCGACCGCCAGGAGCGGCACAGCCGACTCCACCTCGTCAATCGCCAGACTGCGTCGCTCGATGTTCATCGTCGTGCTCCTTGCGTTCTGGTCTGCCGCCTCGATCTGCCGCGTCAACTTGCTCGCCCACGCTTGGCCGGGATCGCCTCCCCACAGAGCCCACGCGATCCTGCCAGCACTCGGGAAACCGTCTTGTCCGGGACTCCACCCTTCGCCTTGCTTGTCCACCTCGTGCCGGGCGAAGTAGCTCGCCATCCGCTTCGCCGTCTCGGGGCTGATGTTCGTTCCGTTCGACAGGTCTCTCGCTCGGGCAACGCCGACTGCCGTGCCGCCTCGGCCGAACTCGTCGCGCCACGCCAGACCCTTCTGTGCCTCTGACCGCACGCCAGCAGGGGGCGTGAAGTCAATGTGGTCGTACTTAGCCATCCGCCTTCTTCCTGCGACTTCGTTTCCTGGGTTCCGGCGCGGGGGCGTCCGTGATCGTCTGCGGACTGTCATCCACCCACACGTCCACGTCGATGCCAGCCGCCTCGGCAGCATTGGCTTTGAGCGTGTCGCCTCCCACGAGCAGCACTTGCGAGAAAGACTCGGCGTAGTCGCCGAGAGATGAGATCACCTCCTCTCGATCTGACTCGGGCCTGCGCGAAATCATCACGACCGTGTTCCCGTCCGCGACCGCCTTGCGGGCGAACTCGCCCCACATCTGCGGGTCAGCCGCGAACGTGCGGTCGAAGTCCATGCTGATCGTCATGGCCCGCGACTCAGGCAGCGAGCGACCCGCCGGGGCAGTGGGAATCGGCTCGGTTTGCGGCGGCTGCGCAGTGTCCGCTGCTAACGCGGGCTGACGCTCCACCACCCCGGCAAGGATCGCCGCAATCTGTGCGGTGTTCATACTCGGGAACGCCGCAGCCACCATTGCCGCCGCACCTTCCCGATTCACGAGCCCATCGACCACCGACTGAATGATGGCAATGAGCCCCGTGATCTGGGCACCATTGAGCGACACGTCCGCGACTTGCGGAGCCTCGGGCTCGACCGGCTCGCCCGGCGTCGCAGGCACCACCGGCTCGCCAGCCGCAGCGGCAAGCCCGCCCTCGACCGCCTGCCCGTCGATCTCGCTGCCCGGCTGCTGTTGGGCCAGCACATCCGCCTCGCTCGGCTGCTCGCCAAGCGTGCCCATGTTCAGCGGGCGATAGCGAACGTCGCCGCCTTCGACCGGGTCCATGTTTTCGAGTTCAAGAATCTTGTTCGTCGAAAGAACGCCGATGTCCCACATGGCCCGGTAGTACGCCGACCGGCTCGCGGCATCGCCACGCAGCAAGCCCCGCACGTCGAACTCGACCAAGTAGCGGTCATCGTCCGCGATGAGGTCGCGCATGAACGCCGACTCAAACCGCCGCAGCCACGGCATGATGCAATGGGTCACGAACGCGATGTCGGCCTCGGGCGTCGCGGAGCCGATTCCAAGCAGATGCCCAGGCACGCGGTACAGCCGGGCGATTTCCTCGAGCTGGTACTTCCGCAGCTCCAAAAACTGGGCATCACTGTTGCTGCTCTGCGGGATCTCATAGGGCTTCAGCCCGCCCGTCAGCACCGCCGTGTTGTGGGAATTTCCCACTCCGCCGTGCCGCCGATCCCACTGCGACCGCAACGCCTCGCGGGCCTCCGCGTTGAGTTGCCCATCGGTCGAGAGAACAAACCCGGGGCGGGCACCGGCCGCAAAGAAGCGTGCCCCGTGCAACTCGCAAGCCCGGGCAAGTGCGATGGCGTCCTTGCACTCCGCGACGACGCTCATCCCGTTCACGCCGTCATCGGACGGGCCGCGAATCTGTAGGATCGCATCGTCGGCGTAGACGGTCTCGGTGCCCTTGTCCTCGCGGTACTTGTACCGCAGCTTTCCGTTCTCGATCCGCTCCACCTTCATCCGGCTCGGATGCAGCGGCACGATCTGCCCAGCCTTCAGTTCATCGAAGGCGTCTCCCCACAAGCCGATGTGAAACACCGCCTGCTCACGCCACTCGAAGGAGGTCTGCCACCCGTTCGGCTGGCTGTGCAGTTGCCGATAGAGCGGCAGTTCGCGGGC